GGGAATATAAAACAAAACCCCCTGCGAATGCAAGGGGTTTTGTTACCTTATTTGGGTTTGCGTTTAAAATTCTCGTCATCACAGCAGAATCGGTAAGAATCAATAACCAACCAAACAACACGAAGCAGATTTTCAGGCATTAACTTAACGGAACTAAGCTAATGAATGGAAAGAAGTATAGCAAAACCTTTATCAAAATCCTAGGAGTGTTTCAAATGGAAACGGAAAATTTTTCTCCCGCCGAAACGCGGAAAACACTGGTTTGCGCGGCCTTGTGCCTGATCGTAGTTATTTCCGTCTGGAAACTGTTCGATATTGCCGCCGCCGTTTTGAAATAAGGCCGTCTGAAAATGGATTTGCGACAGCGGATAGTGGAAGAGGCGCGGTCATGGTTGGGCACGCCGTATCATCATCAGGCGATGGTTAAGGGTGCGGGCGTGGATTGCGCCATGATTCTTGTTGCCGTGTATCGGGCGGTCGGGCTGATTCCTGCCAGTTTCGACCCGCGCCCATACCCTCAAGACTGGCATTTACACAGGGATGCCGAACGGTATTTGGGCAACATTACCCGCTTTTGCCGCGAAGTGGAAACGCCGCAGGTTGGCGGCATCGCGGTATGGCGTTTCGGGCGGACGTTTTCGCACGGCGGCATCTGCATCGGCGGCAACCAAGTCATTCACAGCTACGTCGGGCGCGGGGTGGTGCTGGACGATATGGGGCAGGCGGAATTGTCGGGGCGCGGGGTGCGTTATTTTGATTTTGTGCCGGGCGGCAGTTAAGCCGGTACCGGTGTTTTAAGGTGGTTTTATGGGCGGTAAATCTTCTACTATTTCGACTTCCGAGCAACGGATTCTGTCGTTGCAGGTGCAGCAGTCGTCGCAGGGACTGACTCTGCCTGTGGTGTACGGGCGCGCGCGCGTGGCGGGCAATTTGGTTTGGTATGGCGATTTTACGACCTACGAGCATAAGACCACGACGCGGCAGGGCGGCAAGGGTGGCGGCGGTGTGAAGCAGGAGGATGTGAAGTACACCTACGAAGCCGCCGTAATGATGGCTTTGTGTGAGGGCGAAATCAAAGGCGTTACCCGCATTTGGCGGGACAAGGAAAAATTCTCTTCGCCCGCTTCGTTGCGCCTGACTTTGTACAAGGGCGGCGAAGAGCAGCCCGTATGGCCGCACTTGCAGCAGGTGAAACATGCGGCGCAGGCCATCAGCTATTCGGGGACGGCCTATTTGTGCAGCCCGAACTACGAATTGACGAAATCGGCACAGATTTACAGCCATAATTTCGAGGTGGACGGCAAGCTGGGCTACTCAACTTCGATTGTCGATGCCAATCCGCGCGACATCATCCGCGATTTACTGACCAATCAGAAGTACGGTTGCGGCTTCCCGGTTGAAAATCTGGGCGATACGGATGTTTACGGCACTTATTGCCGCGCGGCGGGTATCTTTTTAAGCCCTGTTTACAGCGAGCAACAGGAAGCACAGCGTAATATTGCCGAACTGTTGGAGCAGACCAATTCGGCGGCGGTGTTTTCTCAAGGCCGTCTGAAAATCGTCCCCTACGGTGATTCGGGCTTGTCCGGCAACGGTGCGACCTATATTCCGAACCTGACCCCGCTGTATGATTTGTCAGATGACGATTTTATCGTTTCTGGCGCGGAAGACCCCGTGCGCGTGGAGCGCAAGACGAATGCCGACGCATACAATCAGGTGCAGATTGAGTATCTCGACCGTGCAAACGACTACAACATCGCCGTGGCGGAAGCAAAAGACCAGGCGAATATCGAGCAATACGGCATCCGCCCGAAAGATGCAGTGAAGATGCACGGCATCTGTGATGCGAAGGTGGCGCGTCAGGTGGCGCAATTGTTGTTGCAACGCGCCCTATACGTCCGCAACGAGTATGAATTTAAGCTGGGCTGGAAATATTGCCTGCTTGAGCCTATGGACTTGGTTACGCTGACCGATAGCGGCTTAGGCTTGGACAAGACCCCCGTCCGCATTACCGAAATCGAAGAAGACGAAGACGGCGTATTGAACGTGAAGGCGGAGGACTTTCCGTTCGGCACGGCTTCGGCTACGGAGTATCCGACACAGCCGTCATTGGGTTATTCGGCGGACTACAACGTATCGCCCGGCAACGCGCACGCGCCCGTGATATTCGAAGCCCCCCTGCAACTGACGGGCGGCGAGCCTGAAATATGGCTGGCAACCGCAGGCGGCGATATGTGGGGCGGCGCGGAAGTATGGGTATCGACCAACGGCGACAGTTACACCCGCGTCGGTGCGGTAAGCGGAAAGGCGCGTTACGGCAGCCTGACGGCGGCACTGCCCGCAGGTGCGGTATTTGACCGTGCCAATACTTTAGGCGTGGAAATCGGCGCAGGGCAACTGACGGGCGGCACGGAGCAGGACAGCCGTGATTTATTGACCTTGTGTTATGCCGACGGAGAGTTTTTGGCTTACGAAACCGCCGAGTTGAAAGGTGTCGGACGTTATACGTTGGGCAACCTGACGCGTGGTGCGTATGGCAGCAACATCGACAGGCATGAGGCGGGAAGGCCGTTTGTGCGTGTGGACGAATCGCTGTTCAAGTATCCCGTGCCGCGTGATTGGATAGGCCGCACGGTGTGGGTCAAGCTGGTTTCGCACAATGTTTTCGGCAGCGGGGCGCAGGATTTGGCCGAAGTGCCGGCCTATTCGTACCGCATTATCGGCGCGCCGCTTGGACAGGTAGCTAACCTGCGCCTGACATCGTCGTGGGCGTATGGCCGCGAAGCCGTGCTGGCATGGGACAAGCTGGACGGTGCGGACACCTACGACGTGGAAATCTACGCCGCAGGCAGCCAAACCCGTTTGCGGGCAATCAACGGCATCACCGCCAACGGTTACACTTACACGCTGGCCGACATGAAGGCCGACGGCGGGCAGGTGCGCAATGTGGTTTTCAAGGTGCGCGGACGTGCCGTTACCGGGAAGACCGGCGCATGGGCGCAGGTAGTGGCGCAGAACCCCCAACTTAAAGCACTGACGGGCATCCAAATCGACAGCGGCTTGCGTCAGGCGTTTTTCCAATGCGAAAGGCCGTCTGAAGAAGATTTTGCAGGCATCATTTTGTGGGTGTCTGACAATCCCGCCTGCCCTACGGTTGATGCAAACCGTGTGTACGACGGCGCGGAAACGTTTGTAACCATTGCGAAATGCAATGGAAGCCCTTTGGAAGGAGGAAAGACTTATTACGTCCGGGCGGCCGGTTATGACAGCTTTGACAAAACGGGCCTGCGGGTCAGCAGCAGTGCGGCATTTACCGTCTATGACGTAGACGTTACCGTGCGCGACTTGGCCGAAAGCAGTTTGAATAAGGCTTTGCGCGACAAAATCGCTTTGATAGACGGCAACGGGGCGGGAAGTGTGAATGCGCGGATTGCGACTGAGGCGCGTGAGAGGGCGGTAGTTAAGCGAGAGACGGAAGTATTGAACAACCGTCTTGGAATTACTGAGAGTTCTATTAATTCATTGCGCGAAACCGTCAATCAGAAAGATAGTTCACGAGCGAGCGAGATTAACCAATTATCGGCGAAACTCAATAACTTATCTGTCGGAGGCAGGAATTTAATTCGAGATTCCGCAGCACAAGTTCAAAATTCCAACTATTTAATTCAGTCATATCTCATGACTGATAATTCGTTACAAGAAGGCGAGCCGGTTACTGTAACGATTTGGGGGGATTTAGGCAGTGACCGCGAAGCGTTTTGGCCGTTCAACTCGAATGGTTGGAACTGGTTAGGCACAATGAAGAAAGTGTCCGATGGAGTTTACAGGCTGGCCGCAACATGGCAACGGTCGAAAAACAACCCATCAAACGACCGCTTATTGATTTATTGTGGCCCGAATAGTGGTAGAACTGCCTCACGGATTGACCGTATTAAACTGGAGCGTGGAAATGTTGCGACCGATTGGACGCCTGCGCCAGAGGACAATAGCGGATTACAGGAAATTCGCGGCACGGTGCAGGTCGTTCAGACGGCCTTAACCAAAGCGACAGGCGATATCAAATCGCTTGGCGAGCGTATCACGACAGTGCAAAGCAAAGCTGACGGCAACACGGCAGCAGTGCAAGCCCATGCCCGAAGCATCAACGGCTTGGAGGCGCAATACACGGTCAAGGTTGACGTTAACGGCAAGGTGGCTGGCTACGGCTTGGCAACCACGCCGAAAAACGGAACGCCTGAAAGCAAGTTCATTGTGAACGCCGACCGCTTCGGCGTCGGTGCTGTCGGTAAGGCCGATATTTTCCCGTTCACGGTGGATACGCAGAAAAACCGTGTCGGCGTGAACGGCGAGTTGGTGGTCAACGGCAAGGCGATTATCGACAATCTGAACGCCGGAACGATACATGGCGATAAAATCGCGGCCAATACGCTGAATGCAAACCGAATCAGGGCGGGCAGTGTAACGGCGCGGGAGATTGCGTCTAATGCGATTACGGCGGATAAGATAAGCGTTACCAGTCTGTCGGCCATTTCCGCCGATATGGGCGCGATTCGGGCGGGTAGTATGAATCTCGGCAACGGACGGTTCGTTGTTAATGGCAACGGGCAGGTGTCAATATCTGCTGCGTCCGGTAATGTTGGGCTGAAGATGACGAATGATAAAATCCAGTTCTTTAACGAACGAGGGGTTCTTATTGTTGAGTTGTCAATGTAAGAAAGGCCGTCTAGGTTTTAGACGGCCTCTTTTATGGAGGTAGAATGAATGGCAGCGGGGTTGAAAGTCTACAACGAAGACGGAACATTGCGCGATAAAGTAGATTCGCGGTTTCCGCAATTATTAAAAATAATCAAACTCCCTACATCTGGTAAAGGTTGGAAGGGAGTTGTAGATGTTCCTGAATTAGCGAATATCCCTGATGGGTTTAAGGTATTTCACTTCGTTACAATGTCAGATATTGATGGCACGGAATGGCCGGAAATTAGAATTGATGGGATAAAAGTTCATTATTCATACGAATTTTACAACAATCCTGATATAGGGTTGATTTATGGCGATAATGCGATCGGGGCGAGTAATGGAAAAGGGGATTATGTTAATTTAGTTCTAGGAATTTGCCCTTATGTTTAAGATATTTAATGCAAACGGCGGAACTCCATTAGTTACAATAAGCAATCAATACCAAAATTTTCATTTAAGAAAATCAGGTTTACTATATGATAAAGATTTTTTGAAAATTGGGGATAGTAAGGCAACTTTTATTGATACCAAAGGGATGAATTATCCTGTAATCGTATTGAAACCAAGAGGATATGATTATAACAGTAAGGTAACTGCGCTGCCTTTAACTGAAAAATCATCATATCAGGGTACGGATAGAGGGTTTAATATCTTTATTTGGCATAACTTCACGTTAAAAGACCCTATCGAATATTATATTTTTGATATATGGCAACCGCCTGAGCGTGGGGCGGGGTTGAAATTATGGAATGATAAGGGAGAATTAGTTTATCATTCCGCTTGGTACAGGCTAAAACTTGTATCGTTTCATGAGTTATCTTATGACCAATCCCCTGATTTGAAAAAAGACTATAAGGTTGATATAAGTGCTTATCGGAAATATTCTAATAATTTAGGCGTTTTCATACCTTATGTTAGACGCGCGATGCTTCATCTTTATAATAGTGGGGTATATGTGCCAGGAGGTTTTACTACCGATTACGCCGCCGAATTAGCAGAAGGGTTCTTTTTCCGTGATGAAAACACGGTACAACACGCCTTAGTAAATTTAGGTAGCGGAAACGGTTGGTGGCAATCCATGAGCGGATGGACGACCCCGGGCAGTACCTATATTTTTATGGTTGACCTAGACGGGATACCGTTAGGTTATGGAAATTAGATATTGAAATTCTTTCTACCCGCATTTGCGGGTTTTTTAATGCCTATTGAAAGGAAAAATCATGGCAAAACAGGTAATCGCAATCAAGCATGAAATCGAAGACGAAAGCACCGGCGCAGTGGCGTCCCACCACGTTATCGAATATGTGGGCATCGACTACAAGTACGGCAGCACGACCGCGACGCTGAACGGTTATGTATCGAAGAAAGCGCACGAATCCGGGCGCAATCCGCTTTGTTCGCACTCTTTGACGATAGGCGGTCTGCCTGCAGAAGGCGAATCATGCAAAGAATGGCTGTACCGCAAGGCGGTGGAAGAAGGCAATGCGGACAGTATTTTTGCAGGGGCGGAATTGTTGGAAGCATAGGCCGTCTGAAGATGAAAGCATGAAGGGTAATGCCGTCCGGTATCGGGCGGCTTTTTTACAGGTGGCGATATGAGCGATTTAGAAGCCAAAATCAAGATTACGGCGCAAAACGAAACGGCAGCGGGCTTTGACGGCGCGGCCGATACGGCTGCGACGGCGGCCAAACAGATTGAAGATGCCATCGCAAACGTGAAGGCGCGGATTCAGGCGCAGATGGCCGATGTGCGGAAAGCCTTTCAAGAGGGGCTGCATTTCAATCCGAACAGCCTGAAAGACGTTGGCGCGGCGCAGGAAGCGGTATTCCGCAAAATCACGGAATCGGCCAAGCGCATGTATTTGGAAACGCGCACGCCGATGGAGAAGTTTAAGTCCGAACTGGCTTTGGCAAACAAACTGCTTGAAGTCGGCGCAATCGACGTGGAGGTTTATCAGCGCAAGGTCAAGCAGTTAAATGAGGATTTGAAGAAGGCCGAATCAGCGGGCAGCGGCTTTGCTGGCGTGATAGGCCGTCTGAAAGGCTTGTTTGCCGGTTTCGCGCTGGTGTCGTTTGCAAAAGGGATGGCCGAAACCGCCGATAAGATGCAGGTACTGGACAACCAAGTACGGCAGACGACGGCGGGAGAGGCGGAATTTGCGGCGGTAAAAGGCCGTTTGTTGCAGGTAGCCAATCAGACGCGGGCGGATTTGTCGGCCACGACCGAATTGTATGTGAAGAGCAGCCGTGCGTTGAAGGACTACGGCTATTCGCAGGAAGAGGTGTTGAAATTTACCGAAGCCACGAATAACGCTATGACCATCGGCGGCGTGGCGGCGGAGCAGCAGTCTGCGGCCTTGTTGCAGCTTTCGCAGGCCTTGGGTAGCGGGGTATTGCAGGGCGACGAATTTAAATCCATTGCCGAAGCCGCGCCTATTCTGTTGGATACCATCGCGGAATACATGGGCAAATCCCGCGCTGAAATCAAAAAGCTGGGCGGTGAAGGCAAGCTGACGGCGGATGTGATTTTTCAAGCCATTTCCGGTTCGGCGGAAAAGTTCGCGGAGCAGGCGGCGAAAATGCCGATGACGATGGGCAACGCCTTGCAGATTTTCCGCAATAACTGGCAAAGCCTGGTCGGCGATATGATGAACGGGACGGGCATTATGTCCCGCGTGGCCGCTGTGATTGCCTTTGTCGCCAATCACTTGAAAGAGTTGGTCGGCGCGGCGGTGCTGGTCGGAATCGCCATGCTGGTGCAGTCTTTCGGCGGTCTGACGATTGCCGTCGGCGGGTTGTCCGGTGCGGTTCAGGGTTTGTGGACGCTGATGGCGGCTAATCCGCTTGTCGCCGCTACGGCCTTGGTGGTCGGCCTGTTGGCCGCAACGGGCAACCTCGGCGAAGCCATGGATGTGTTAGGCAGTATTGCGTCCGATGTTTTCGATTTAATCCGTACGGGCTATGAAGGATTGGGCGGCTTGATTGAGGCCGTCTATAACGATATTACCAGTGCGGGCAGTGATTCGGCAGACGGACAAACGGCGGCTTTCGGCGGATTTTTCAGCGATACGGGCGAAGGCTTTACGGGATTGCTGGAGAAAATCGGCAAGGTTTTTGACGCTTTCGGCGCAATTATTAGGACGGCGATTGTTTTTGCTATCGAATCCTTCGGCGATTTGTGGGCGGCGATTCAGAACGGCGCAGTCGCGGCGGCCAACTTTGCGATTGGAAGTATCGAGCGGCTAGTCAATTCGGCGATTGCCGGTATCAACCGCGTTATCGAGCTGGCGAATAAAGTACCCGGTATAGGTATCGGTACGGTTGGAGAAATCAAGCTGGGGCGCAATGATGCCGCTGAAAAGCCGAAAGTAGGGCGAAGCATCAACGAAATCTATGCGGAAGAGGTGGCACGTCAGCAACAGGGAGGATTGCAGCAATACTTTGCAAGTAAAAGGCCGTCCGGCAAATCGGCAGGAGGCGGGGGCGGTTCTTCGCGTCGTTCCGTACCTTCCGGCGGCG